CCTTATAAATCAATGACTTACAGGCTAATGGTGTCACTTTTTAACTTTTTAGGCTGTGGGGGTGGGGGTCAAACCTGAAAAAACCGCCTCGCAAAAACGGGACTCCCGCCATATACAGTATGGGGGCACATATAGAGATACACATAGAGGGCAAAAAATGCCGTTATATAAAAAAGCAAAAAAGGAAGACACAGCAACAGGGTTTCAGGGCGTACCTTCTACCCCTGAAGCTAGATTGTTTGAGATGTTGCAAAATAAAAGACAGATTACGGCTACAGCAATATCTGAAGAAGTAGGCGCACTGGATGAAAAGGCAATGTATCCAGATCAGCTACTACTTCAAACGCACCCCTCAGAGATGTCTAGCAGAATGCTTGATGCGGCACAGGTTCGTATCAATGAAGATCCAGAGTTTGCCGTGGCGTACAGAAACTCAACAGATTATGTACCTAACCCCTTAAAAGCTATGAAGCGATTAGGTGAGAGAGCCTTGTCATCGACTGGATCAGCGGGGTCGTTCTTGTTTTGACAGAAAAAGCTACTAAAAAAGCGGTTCGCAAAAAGGACGGTCTGTCCCTGAGCGAAGACCAAAAAAATAAGGCGGAAAAAATAGCTGAAGCTATCCGTGTTGTAAAACTGCACAAAGCGCAAAACCGTCTCCAGTATTGGGAGCCATACGGTTGGCAGAAAAAGTTTTACAAGGCGGGGACTGATAACAAGCAAAGAATGCTTATGGCGGCAAACCGCGTAGGCAAAACTGCTAGTCAGGCGGCAGAGGTAGCGTTCCACCTCACAGGCTTATACCCAGATTGGTGGGAAGGTATACGATTCACGCGACCTACAAAGATATGGTGTTTGGGGGTTTCGGGTGAGCAGTTGCGGGATGTAATTGTTAAGGAGTTGATGGGCATCTACCTCGGTGAGGGTAAGTTCGATGGCTCAGGTCTTATACCGCAAAACAAAATTTTCCAAGTGACCCCCGCTATGGGGACACCACGCTTGCCGAGGGATGTAGCAGTACACCATGCGGCAGGGAATACAAGTCTTGTAAGTTTTAAAAGTTACACACAGGGACAGCACGTTCTTATGGGTAGTTCGCAAGACTATATATGGATCGATGAGGAGCCAACCGACCCCACAATATACCCACAATGTCTAACGCGAACAGCGACTGGTAATGATGGTAAGGGCGGCTACCTTGTCGGTACTTTGACCCCAGAGAACGGGATGACTGAGTTAGTTTCCCAGTTCATGGACAAGCCTAATAAGGGTCAGTACCTACAGAACGTAACGTGGAACGATGCTCCACACATTACGGACGAGACGAAAGCGCAGTTATTAGAGGCGATTCCTGAGTATCAGCGTGATATGCGCTCGAAGGGTATACCCGTGTTGGGTGAAGGGATGGTATTCCCGATAGCGGAAGAGGTTGTTAAGTGTGAGCCGTTTGAGATTCCTGCTCACTACAAGAAGTTGGCGGCTGTGGACTTTGGTATTACGCACCCGACTACCTGTGTCTGGACAGCATACAACCCAGACAACGACACGATCTATGTGTACGACTGCTACAAGAAAGAGGGTGAAGTACCCGCCGTACACGCAACTGTTATTAAGAGTAGAGGCAAGGATATACCTGTTATCTACCCGCACGATGGGGATAACACAGAGAAAGGTTCAGGAAAGACACTGGCTGAGATGTATACCGAGGCGGGTGTGTTGATGATAGGTAGATTTACCAACCCAGACGGCACTAACTATGTCGAGCCTGCGTTGATGGAGATGTTAGAACGGTTCAGAACTGGGCGGCTTCAGGTGTTCAGCAATTTGGTTCCGTGGTTTGAGGAGTTTCGGCGATACCACCGAAAGAAAGGGAAAATCCACAAAGAGTTTGATGATTTGATGGATGCAACGCGCTATTCAGCGATAAGCGTTACACGTTTTGGTCAGAACATGGCAGAGCGTAACCAACTAACCAATGGACAATCAGGATACCAGAGTAATGAATATAGCTTCTGAGATAGATGAGAAAGAACTACTAGCCTCACTTGAGAAAAACATTAACGCCTCAGACTCATACGCTGAGAGCGAGATAGGTTATCAGCGAGACAAGGGTCATCGTTACTACTACGGTCAGCCACTTGGCAATGAGCGTAAAGGTCGTAGCCAACACGTTTCGATGGACGTATTTGACGCAGTTGAGTCAGTTAAAAGTCTCTTGATGGAGACATTCAGCGCAGACCGCAACGTGTGTAGGTTCGACCCTCAAACCTCAGAGGATTTTGTGCCTGCTAAGATGGCAACGGCACTTGCTAACTACATCTTCTATCGTGAAAACAAAGGTTCAAAAATTCTGCACGATGTGATCCATGATGCACTGATCGCTAAGACGGGTATCGTCAAGAGATACTACAAAGACTATTACGAGTATGAGGAAGAAACCTTTGAGGGTATAGATGAAGCCAGTTTCAACATGATTGCTTCAGACCCGAATGTGACGCTGACTGAATACGCTGAGAACCAACAGATGGGGCAGATACAAGACCCGCAGACAGGTCAGATTGTTGATGTGCCTCAGATGACGTACAGCGGTGAGATTGTTCGTAAGGTTGATAAGAGTAAAATCTGTATAGAAGTTATCCCACCTGAAGATTTCCTAGTAACACCTCGTGCGACTGATGAAGACGATGCTGATTTCTGTTCGCACCGCACAAGCAGAACGCGAGGTGAGTTGTTAGCCGAAGGGTATTCGCAAGAGTTAGTAGACAAGTTAGATGAAGATCGTGGTCTGCATGAGGATGGATCGCTAGGTCGTGATTCTGTAGATGGGTATAGACACGATGACGATGCGGATGGCGACCATGACCGTGGTTATGTAACTGTCTATGAATCTTACTTGAAGAAGTATCGTGAAGACTTACAGAAGTGTGTAATCCTGAAAGTGCTTCACAGCCGCAGAGCCTTGTTGGATGTAGAGATCGTAAGTTCAAAACCGTTCCGTTATTTTACGCCGTTCCCATTGCCTCACCGCTTCCACGGGATGAGCCTTGCAGAAGTATTGTTCGACATCCAGAAAACACAGTCTAGCTTGAAGCGAGGCGTTGTAGACCATACGTTTATGACTAACACCTCACGCTTTGTAGCTAACCTGTCGTTGGTTAAGAATCCACGCGACCTATTAGATAACAGGGTAGGGGCGGTGATTGATGTTAACAGTCCTAACCCTGAGTCTGTTGTACGACCAATGCCAATGCCTAACCTCTCAGGCACAGTCTTCCAAGCGATTGAGAACCTAGAAACTGAGAAAGAAGCGCGAAGTGGTATGAGCCGTATGGCGCGGGGCATGGACAGCACAGTTGTTAGTAAGCAGAACAGTTCTGACCTTATCACGCAGTTTATGAATGCTTCAAACCGCAGAATCATGGTGATGGCGCGTAATCTGGCTGAAAACTTCCTCAAACCGCTAATGCACGACATTTATGAGTTGGCGATTGAGAACGAGAGTCAGGACAAGCTAATCGAGTTGGATGGTCAGTTCATCCCAGTAAATCCATCAATGATGGGTTCACGCTCAGAGATGTCAGTAGCGGTAGCCCTTACCCCTGAAGAGCAGGCGCAAGAGGCTCAAATGCTGTTAAGCCTAGATTCTCAATTCACTATGAATCCGCAAGACCCATCGTTGGGTGGTATGTATGGCGCACCACAACGTCACGCAATGCTCAGTAGAGCCTTTGAGTTGCTGAATATCAAGGCGAGTGACACGTTCTTGTTTGATCCGAACAGTCCACAGTTTCAGCAAATGCAACAGCAACAACAGCAGGCGCAACAGCAGGCTGAACAAGAAGCTAAGTTGCAGGCTCAACAGCAGGCTGAGTTCAATGCGGACATCACTGCGAGACAGGTTGCAGTTATGGAAGGTCAGCTTGAGTTGGATGTGTTGAAAGAGCATCAGCGAATGGTGTTTGAGACTCAGAAGCAAGAACACGTTGAGGAAGAGAAAGACAGCAGACTTCTAATGGACGTTGAGAAACAAAACCACGACATCGATATGGATGTTAAAGAGTTAGAAGTTGAAAAACAACAAAAACGCAACGTATCAATAGGATGATAAATGGATGATTCACTAGCGATCTACGCCTATCTGAAAAAGATAAAAGAGCGAAAAGATCAATTAAATAAAAATGCTAAAGATTTTTACCAAGCGTATGCACAGTCTAAAAGTCAAAAGTCGAAAAAAGAAACGGTGACACTGAAAGTTTCTACTAAGAAACGGACAGGTCGTAGAAGACAAAAACTAACCACATAGTGGAGTTTAAAATGAGTGAGCAAGATTTTGGAGATATGGCTAAAGATGCACAAGCCGCAACTGAGATGTTAAACAGTGCGGTGTTCAATAAGGCGTTTGAAGAAATGAATCGTCAGATTATTGAGCAGATTATGGCATCGCCACCAGAAGCGGAAAAAGAACGTGAACGCCTGTACTCGATGTTTAAGGCAGGGCAAATGTTTGTACAACAATTTGCTGGGTTGATAAACAACCTTGAGTTGGCAAAACAACAAAAAGAAGTGTAAAATAGGAGAAATATCTGATGTCAGAAGAGCAAACCGCAAGTACGGACTCAACTGAAGTCAATAGCAATGATATTATCGCTAGACTGACGGCTGTACTGGAGTCCCCTGAAGACCAAACCGAAGAGCCAAAAGAAGAGCAAGATGTAGTAGAAGCAGAGCATGATGCTGAAACTACTGACGAAGTGATCGAAGAGTCACAGGATGAGTTTGAAGAAGAAGCTGAAGTAACTGAGGAGGTCGAAGACCCAACCGAAGAAACTGAGGAAGAATCTGAAAGCGACCCTGAAATACTAACCGAAGGTTATCTTGAAGTTGATGGTGAGAAGCTGTCAGTTGATGAGATAAAACTTGGTTATATGAGGCAATCCGATTACACCAAGAAGACGCAAGCTGTTGCCGAACAGCGTAAGCAAGCCGATGAACAAACAGCTACTTACGAATCCACACTTAGCGCCCTCTTGACTGCCGCAGGAGCCGATATTTCACGTTTCACTAACGTAGATTGGGAACGCGCCGCAGTAGAAAATCCAGATCAATATAAGCAAGCGAAGGCTGTATACGAGCAAAGCCAACAGACTTACAACTTTATAAAGTCTCAAGCTGACGCACACCAACAGCGGTCTGACCAACAGCAACAGACTGAATTAGCTGAGAAAGCAAAAGAAAGTTTGACTGTACTCAAATCTACGATACCTAACTGGAACAATGACCTTTATTACTCTATTGGTGAGTACGCAAAAGAGACATTGGGTGTAGGCACTACAGAGTTTAATGATGTGCATGACCACCGCCTAGTTACGGCACTGTACAAAGCTATGCAATTTGATCGGGCTAAGAAAGAGACGCAAAAGAAAGTAAAAGCGACTCCCAAGAAAACTTTGTCGGGCAAGAAAGCAGAACCCAAAGATTTAGGCAAGAAAGACAACTATCGCAAAGCGCGTGATCGTCTTAAAAAGTCTGGTTCGATGGATGATGCCGTTCAAGCCCTCTTATCTCGAACTTAATTTTAAGGAATTTTTAAAATGGCTAATGTAACTGGTACTTACAAAACCTACGATCAGGTAGGTAAAAAGGAAGACATCGAAGACATCATCTACGACATCTCTCCTACTTTAACCCCATTCACTTCAACTATCGGCACTAGCACAGCTTCCGCTGTTTTACATCAGTGGCAACAAGACCAACTTTCAGCCGTGGGCGCTAATGCGGTAGCTGAAGGGGCAGACGCAGGCTCTGCATCCGCTGATACTACTGAGTTGAAATCAGCTTACACGCAGATTTTCTCTAAAGTTGTACAAACTTCAGGCACTGCTGACGTTGTTGAGAAGTATGGTCGTGGTTCAGAACTCCAATACCAAATCGCTAAGAAAGGTAAGGAAATGCGCCGTGACATCGAACACGCCTT